TTTATAACAACTGCCGATTCATCTTCACCTGTAACTACAAGAACAAAATTATTGAACCTCTTCACTCCCGTTGTGCAGTTATCGACTTCACCATCAAAGGGAAGCAAAGAGTTCAACTTGCAGGAAGTTTCTTTCAACGACTTCAAACAATCTTGGGTGCAGAAAAGATTGAATATGATGAAAAAGTCGTTGCAGAACTTGTATCAAAACATTTCCCAGACTTCCGTAGAGTCTTAAATGAAATTCAACGATACTCTACTGGTGGTAAAATTGACTCTGGTATTCTTGCATCTTTCTCAGACATCTCTGTAAATGAACTTATCAAAAATCTTAAAGATAAAAATTTCTCAGAAGTACGAAAGTGGGTGGTCTCCAACTTGGACAACGATGCTTCTAGTCTTCTTCGCAGGATTTATGACGCCTTTTATGATTGCTTACTTCCCCAATCTATCCCTGCTGCCGTTCTTGTTATTGCTAAGTATCAATACCAATGTGCGTTCGTGGCTGATCAGGAAATTAACCTCCTAGCAGCATTAACTGAAATTATGTGTGAGTGTGAGTTTAAATGACAGAACTGAAAATACATCACGTTTTTTCAACTCCAGTAATTCAGTTTAAATTTGATAAACATTCAAAATATAATTTTCCAAATATACCCAAATCTACAAATAAACCAAATGAATGGGTAAATGATTTATATACTACTTTTCCAAATATTTTAGATGACGATAAGTATATAAATGCAAGAACTAGAGATGACCTAAAAAAAGATTTGCAAGATTGCATCAATAAACAATTTGATGAATTAAAAATACCACATTTTTCTAACTTTATAGAGTTTTGGTATAACGTTTATTATGAAAATCAGGGACAAGAACTTCACTCACATTTTGGATCTTGCGGGCGTAATAATCCATATTGGTCTGGAATCTATTATTATAGAACAACTTCTTCTACAGTCTTTGTAAGAGATTCGCATTTGTGGAGAACACAACTCTTTCCTAATCAACAAGAAAGCAATTTAAAGGAATTCTATTATCAAGAATGGTATCCTTTTGTTGATAGTGGAGACATAGTATTATTTCCTCCACATTTAATGCATTATGTTCCAGAATCTGATTCAACAAATCAAATGAGAATGACTTTTTCTTTTAATTTAGATATATGAAAAACATCAGACATCAAATAAAATCTCAATGGTATTATATTTTTTGGGGTGCTATGGCAGTTGCCGTAGTTGGTGGTCAAGTTTATGTTGGAACTGGATATCGTAAGATGGCAGAAGCAACAAAATCCACTGCAATAACAGTATCTTGTATTGTTCCTTACGAAACTCCTATTAAACAAGTATCCAATAAAACTTCTGAATTCGAATAACTTTATTTTAACTTTTTAATTATGAAACTTAATTTTGATAAAATTAATCTTGAACAGTTTTTTGGTTGTGTTGAAGCAACTAATACAACTCAAATGAAATCCAATGCATTTAAAACACTACGAACTTGGTTGCAAGAAAAATCCTTTGCAAAATGGAGTAGTGGGCAAGTAGAGTATGTTGGTGATTTTATGGATGGAGTAGATTTTATTTCTACGGATAAAGTAAATTATGAAATGAAAGGATCTTTGGGTCTTTTTAATAAAAATGGAAGTTGTAAGCGAGTAGTTCTCATCAACAAACGACCAGGTAAGAATAAAATTAAAAAATTAAAAAAGGAAAATATTCAAAAAACATTTGAATACATGATTCTTGTTGATACTAAAAATATGAGTATTGGATATACTGATTGGGATACTGTTTATTCTCGTACAGAATGTGATGGAGCAGGCGCAACTTTTAAATTGGAAAATGGCGACTATAAAATGTTGGCAGTTAATGTAAAACCAGCAAAAAAGAATATTAGTTCTGCTGAAATTCTTGACAATCTTTTGGAGATTCTCTGATGAAATCCCTTAAAACCCCTCTTCGTTATCCTGGTGGTAAGTCTCGTGCTTGCGTTAAGATGGATCCTTATTTTCCCGATCTTCGCAATTATGATGAGTTCCGAGAACCATTTCTTGGTGGTGGAAGTGTTGCGATTTATGTCACTAAGAAGCATCCTAACCTAGATATTTGGGTAAATGATCTTTATGAACCACTTGTAAATTTCTGGCAACAACTCCAGATGTTTGGTAGTGAATTGTCTAATGCTCTTTCTACTCTTAAAAGTACTTGTAATACACCTGATAAAGCAAGACAACTTTTTCTAGTTTCTAAGGAGAAGGTCAATGACCAAACTCTGCCCAGTATTGATCGTGCTGTGGCTTTCTATGTTGTCAATAAGTGTAGTTTCAGTGGTCTCACAGAGAGTTCATCATTTTCAGAGCAAGCATCGAATTCCAACTTCTCTATGCGCGGGATCGAAAAACTGCCTGCGTATTCTGCGTTAATTTCTAAGTGGCGTATAACTAATTACTCCTATGATTATCTGATGGATGGAAACAAGGGTGCTTTTATGTATCTCGATCCTCCTTATGATATTAAGGATAATCTCTATGGGAACAAGGGATCAATGCATAAAGGATTTGATCACGATAAGTTTGCTGCTGATTGCGATTCTAACGATATGGATATGCTGGTAAGTTATAACTCGGATCAACTTGTGAAAGATAGGTTTAAAGACTGGAACGCTGCTGAGTTTGATCTCACTTATACGATGCGTTCGGTTGGAGAATATATGCGTGAGCAAAAACAACGTAAAGAACTTCTGCTTTTTAATTATGGAATTGAAGGATTGGTTAAACTCGATTAATTTGACAAAAGAAAATTTGATAGAAGATCCATCAACGATTAGAGAATATGCTCCGTATGTTATTAATCGTTGTTTATCTGGTCACATCGATTGTATTCTTTTTGCGAATGAAATGAATATGAATTCTCATTTAGATAAAGATATGCAATATTTGTTTTATCTAAATAGTCTTAGGAAACGAAAGAGATTTTCTCCCTGGATCCGAAAAGATAAAGTCAAAGATTTAGAATGCGTTAAACAATACTATGGTTATAGTAATGAGAAAGCATTTCAGGCTTTGAAAATACTAAATAAAACACAACTAAATTTTATAAAACAAAGACTTGAAACTGGCGGAACGAAATGACTAACCAAACAATTGAACCACAAGTAAATTGGTCTCCCGATATGATGGTGGAGGTCATTCTGAATGAGCCCGATGATTTTTTGAAAGTTCGTGAAACTTTGACTCGCATCGGAGTAGCATCAAGAAAAGAGAAAAAGCTCTATCAAAGTGCTCATATTCTTCATAAACAAGGAAGATATTATATTACTCATTTTAAAGAACTCTTTGCTTTAGATGGCAAACACGCTAATCTTACTGTAAATGATGTTCAAAGACGTAACCGAATTATTCGTCTCCTCGCAGATTGGGGACTGGTTACTGTTGTAAATCAAGATAAAATTTCCGATATTGCTCCACTCAATCAAATTAAAGTGATTGCATATAAAGAAAAATCTGATTGGGAACTCGAACAGAAATATAATATTGGTGCTAAAAAGAAAGTTCAAGAATCTGAATAAATAAGTATGAGACCTTTCGTGCGGTCTCTACGAAAGTCGGAACACCCTAAAGAGAGGTTCGGTTTTTACCGCTCCTCTCTTTTTCGTTTCTTGTATAATTAGTAATGGATGCCGTAAGGGTCCACACAACACAAACTCGCTTTTAAAGGAGCTACAATAATGACTAATCTTGCAACATCAAGGTTTAATTCTGCTGATCTTCCTGCTTTGATGGAGAGGATCAACAAATATAGTATTGGAATGGATGAGTATTTTGATCGCCTTTTCCATCTGCACGAAACCACTACAAACTATCCACCATATAACCTCGTTCAAGTCAGTAATGTGGAATCAAGACTTGAACTTGCTCTTGCTGGATTTAAAAAGAAGGAGGTTTATGTCTACACGCAAGATGGAAAACTCTTTGTGGAGGGCCAAAAAGAAGATAAAGAAACGGAGTCCAACTATCTCCACAAAGGTTTGGCTCAACGGAGCTTTAAGAGAGCGTGGACGCTCTCTGATGATACGGAAGTTAGATCAGTTACTTTTGAGGATGGGCTTTTGAATATTACTCTCGGTAGGATTGTTCCAGACCATCATAAGCGTAAGGACTATCTATAAATAGATCTGAATATCGTCGGCGCAGGGAGGCAACTGGCAAAATCCAGTTGACGCCTCCCATTTTTCTTGCTAAACTTTTAATGAAATGAATAGTAGCAATGACCATAAAATTAGCTTTACTTAAATCTGGAGAAGACGTTATATCTGACGTTCAAGAAATGGTTATTGATGGCAGGGTAGTAGGATATTTTTTCAATAAACCTTGCACAGTAAAATTGAGAAAAAATACGGAAGGTGATACATCTTCATTTGAAATTTCTCTGTCTTCTTGGATACCACTTTCTTCAGATACTAAAGTTCCAGTTACTTTAGATTGGGTTATTACTTTAGTTGATCCAATTGAAAAATTGCAATCTCTCTATATAAATGACATCTTAAAAAAAGAGGACACAAATGATGATAAAAATAATTCATCTCTGTACGAAGGAACTTTTAATCTCGAAAATTGAAGAAGTTCAATCTGAATTAGGAGAACCCGACTGTAAATTAATTGATCCATACCTTTTAATTGATTCAAAAAATGAAAGTGCATCAATTACAATGGAACCTTGGATGATCAGTTATACAAGTCAGAAGGATTATATGATTCATTCAGATAAAATTTTAACAATTGCAGATCCCAAACCTACACTTATTGAAAAATACGAGGCACTTATTAAGTAATGCGTTGGTACACTAATGTAAAATTGATTGGTGATTACATCTATGTTCGTGGATACGAAAATGGTAATCACTTTAAAGACCGTATTCAATATCATCCAACTCTATATCTGAAGACAGATAAAAAAACAGAATATAAAACTCTAGATTCATATAACGTAAAACCAATTAATCCTGGAACTATTAGAGAAACTAGAGAGTTTATTAAAAAGTATAAAGATGTAGAAGGATTTAATGTTTATGGTAACGATAACTCCATCTATCAATACATTTCAGATACATATCCTGAAGATGAAATCCAATTTGACATTAGTAAGATTAAATTAATTACTCTTGATATTGAGGTTGCATCAGAAAACGGATTCCCTGATGTAAAAAATTGTGATGAAGAAATTCTTCTTATTACAATACAAGATTATACTACTAAAGAAATTATTACCTGGGGATCAAGACCATTTAATAAGAAATTTGATAACTATCGTTATATTTTGTGTAACGATGAGCAACATCTTTTAAATTCATTTTTGGATTATTGGTCAAATAATACTCCAGAAGTTATCACTGGATGGAACGTAGAATTTTATGATATTCCATATATTGTTAGGAGAATCAATAGGATTCTTGGAGAAAAATCTGCAAAGCGTTTGACTGCTTGGAATTTCATTCGTGAAAAGCAGACGGAAGTTCGTGGAGAAATTCAAACCACATACGAACTTTCTGGTATTTCTACTCTCGATTATCTTGATCTTTATAAAAAGTATTCATTTAAAAATCCAGAAAACTATCGTCTTGATACTGTTGCGTATGAGGAACTTGGAGATAGGAAACTTGATCACACTGAATATGATACATTTAAGGAATTTTATACTAAAGATTGGGATACTTTTGTAGAATATAATAAAATTGACGTAGAACTCGTTGATAGAATTGAGGATAAGATCAAATTGATTGAACTTGCCATTACTATGGCATATGACGCAAAAGTTAATTATGAGGATGTATTTTTCCAAGTTAGGATGTGGGATACTATCATCTACAATTATCTGAGGAAAAAGAACATTGTTGTTCCAGAAAAAGAAACTGGAATCTCCAAAGATGAAAAATATAAAGGTGCATATGTAAAAGCGCCCATTCCTGGAATTTACGATTGGGTTGTAAGTTTTGACTTGAACTCACTGTATCCACATCTGATTATGATGTATAACATCTCACCAGAAACTCTTATGGATACACGTCACCCTTCAGTATCCGTAGATAAAATTCTAGAGAAGCAGATTAATCTTGAATCGTATTCAGATTATGCTGTATGTGCTAATGGTGCCATGTATCGCAAAGACGAACGTGGAATTCTTCCAGAGTTAATGGAAAAAATGTATAATGAGCGAGTCATTTTCAAAAAGAAAATGATTGAGGCAAAAAAAGCATATGAAAAAACTCCTACCAAAGAATTGGAAAAGGAGATTGCTCGTTGCAATAATATCCAGATGGCAAAAAAGATTTCTTTGAACTCCGCTTATGGTGCTATTGGTAATCAATATTTTCGTTACTACAAATTAGCAAATGCAGAAGCAATTACATTTTCTGGTCAAGTTGCTATTCGTTGGATTGAAAATAAGATGAATACATACTTAAACAAACTTTTGAAAACTCAAGAGGTTGATTATGTTATTGCTTCAGATACTGATTCCATTTATCTTAATATGGGTCCTTTGGTTGAAATTATATTCAAAAAACGAGAGAAAACTACTGAAAGCATTGTTTCGTTCCTTGATAAGGTCTGTAAAATGGAACTTGAAAAATATATTGAAAGTTCTTACCAAGAATTGGCCGACTACGTGAATGCATATGATCAGAAGATGCAAATGAAGCGTGAGAATATTTCTGATCGTGGAATTTGGATTGCTAAGAAGCGATATATTCTGAATGTTTGGGATTCCGAAGGAGTTCGATATACAAAACCAAAACTTAAGATGATGGGTATTGAGGCAATTAAGTCTTCCACACCAGAATTTTGTAGGAAAAAAATTAAAGCGACTCTTGAATTAATTATGGGATCTGATGAAGATTCGGTAATAAAATTTATTGAATCGTGTAGAGAACAATTTAATAATCTTACCCCAGAGGAGATTTCTTTCCCGAGAACTGTATCGGATGTAGATAAATTTAAATCTTCATCTTCAATTTATTCTAAAGGGACACCGATTCACTCTAGAGGGGCACTTTTATATAATTTTTATATTAAAGAAAAAAAATTAACTCAAAAGTATTCTCTTATTAAAAATGGAGAAAAGATCAAATATTGTTATTTGAAAATGCCAAATCCAATAAGAGAAAACGTAATTACTTTCATTCAAAAATTTCCAACTGAACTTGGATTGAATAGTTATGTAGATTACGAAACACAATTTGATAAAACTTTTGTTCAACCAATTAAATCTATTTTGGATGTTATTGGATGGCAAATTGAAAAAACAGCATCTCTTGAATCTTTCTTCTCTTGATGCTATACTAGTTCTATTGCGTATGTATTATGGATTTTCTTAAAGATATTGTAAAGGAAATTGGTGGCGAGTATACACAACTTGCTGCGGATATTGATGAAACTGAAAAGTATGTTGATACAGGTTCGTACATTTTTAATGCACTGGTTTCAGGTAGTGTATTTGGCGGTGTATCTGGGAATAAGATTACTGCTATTGCTGGAGAGTCTTCTACTGGAAAAACTTTCTTCAGCCTCGCCGTTGTTAAGAATTTTCTTGATACCAATCCCGATGGGTATTGTCTCTATTTTGATACTGAAGCTGCTATTACCAAGTCACTTGTAGAATCCCGTGGAATTGATACTTCTCGCTTGGTTGTTGTTAATGTTGTTACTATCGAAGAGTTTCGTGGAAAGGCGCTCAAGGCAGTAGACCTTTACTTAAAAAAACCTGAAGGAGAACGCAAACCTTGTATGTTTGTGCTAGACTCTTTGGGGATGCTTTCTACTGAGAAAGAAATTACTGACGCACTCAATGATAAACAAGTTCGTGATATGACTAAATCGCAACTTGTTAAGGGTGCATTTCGAATGCTCACACTTAAACTAGGTCAAGCAAATGTTCCACTCATTGTCACAAATCATACATACGATGTCATCGGAGCTTACGTACCAACGAAAGAAATGGGCGGAGGTTCTGGACTCAAGTACGCAGCAAGTACGATCATCTATCTCAGCAAGAAAAAAGAAAAGGATGGAACGGAAGTGGTCGGAAATATTATCAAGGCTAAGACTGCTAAATCGCGTTTGAGTA